CTTTCCTATGAGAAATTATATAAATACCTTCTTTATATTGATCTACCCGTTCTTTAAGTATTTTAATAACAAGTTCTACCCCTTTTTCATCCAAAGAGGAATCTAATAATTCATCAAACATAACTAAATTATAAGATACATCTCCTTGCATTCGTCTTATATCCATGAATGTAAAGAGACATGCAAGATCTATATTCTTACGTTCAGCGCCAGAGAAGTTAAAATAAGAGCACTCTTGACCCTTATCATTTTTAATCTCTTCTTCAAAAAATTCATTAAACTTACAAACACAATTTGCATCCATTTTATCTAAGTAATATAGAAGTCTATTATTAAGTATGTTTAGTATTTTCTTTACTATGTAAGATTTAACTCCTTCTTCTGAGAGTATAAATTTAACGAACTCCAGGATCTTATTATTTTTAGATAGGATTTCAACTTGATCACCTAATATAGATACTTCTTTAGAATATTTTTCTAACTGATCATTTAAATCACTATAGTTATCTGATGTATCATTTATACTAGCTATCTCTTTATTAATCTCTGCTATCTCTTCTTTTAAATCGTCTATAGTAGACTTTACTCTCTTATTAGATTCAACAGCAGCAAGACATTCTTTAAGAAATGATTTACATTTATCTGACTCAGATATATATGTAGTCTTTCTATCCTTTAGATTATCTATCTGTACATATATGTCTTTGATGTCCTCTTCTCTTGCTTTAATATCATTAGTAATCTTATTTTTTTCTTCTTCTATATGTGTTCTATCGTCTGAAGATATGTCATGCAAACATACAGGACACTTAGATAAATCAGTACCTATACTACTGTATGTTTTTTTAAACATTTTTATTTCAGCTTCATATCCCATTCTTTTGAGATGAAAATTGTCTATAGTTTTTTGTATTTCAGACACCTTAACATCAAAGTCAATTTTCTTTTCTCGTATAGACTCAACTAATTTCAGATCTGGTTCGGTTATTTGTTCTTGTAGTGTTATAATCTTTTTATTTTTACGATTAATATCTAAATTACATCTATCAATTTTATTATTATTCTCTTCTTTTTTATCCTTTAATTGTTTAACTGTTATATCTTTATAATTATTTTGATGTACTAATTCCTTATTCACTGATTCATAATCCCTTAATACATCATTATGTTCAGTTCTTGCGACTTGAAGCATTTGAGAGAATACTTCTAACTTAAGTATACCTTCAATAAATTTTCTCTTTTCTACCTTCTTTTGAGCCATAAAAGGTAAAGTTGTATTAAGAGACATAATAACACAATTCTGAAATAGTTCTGCAGAAGCTGATAATAGCTCTTTAATTCTATTTGTTGTATTAATTATAGTACTCTCGGTTTTATCTTCATCATTAATATATAAAAAGCATTTTGTAGGTTTGAGTGTTCTTATAATTTTATAATGATTTACATCTTGGCCTTCTGTTATAGAGAATGAGAGCTCTACGTATGTCCCTTTTTGTGTAATATTGTTAATGATATTACCTTTAGGTATTTCTCTTATTGTCTCCCCAAAGATAGCAAAGTGGATACTATCAGCTATAGTACTTTTACCTACCCCATTCCGTCGATCAAGTTTATCCTTGTTAGTACCAGTGATGACACTAATACCTGTTTTGAAATTTACTTCAACTAAATCATTACCGACAGATAGAAAGTTCTTAAGTTTTATAGAATTAAAATTAACGTGCTTCATACAAATTGCTTATATATTTCAATTGTCTTTTTAATAACATCTACTTTGTATTCATCATCTATTGTATTTTCAATATACTCTATAATACATTCTCTAGTATTCAAATCAGATAACTCATTAGTAAACAGGTTATCTTCTGGGTTAAACTTATAAAGATAGTCTACTGTTAAATCTACTGGATTATATGTATTAACTTTTGCGATAATATTATCTAGATCTTTAATTCTAATATCATTATCTACATAAAGTTTAAGTATAATATTATCTAGCTTGTCCTTATATTTTGGAAGATCAGTAATTTGACTTGTTTTAATTTTAACATGCTCTGGGGAAATATTATTAGGTACAAACTCGAAATCCAACTTATCTAAATCAATAATATAGAACCCCTTTCTATCGTTTATATCACCAAAATCCATCTCAAAAGTATTACCTGCATATACTATAGTACCATTATCATATTTCCTTTCTTCTCTTTTATGAAAATGACCAGAGAATATTAGATTGGTTTTATTTAACAGATCTTTTGAATTAAAGCCAGATTCACATACTTTGTAGTTATTGTATTTAAAGTTTTGAATCTCGAAGTGACCAAAAATAATATCAGCAGATTGAATATCATCAATCTCTGTACCCCAAGGACACATCATTAGATCTTTACCTTTCATTTTTATTAATTCAGGTACATCAATAATTTTAATATTATTTTTAGAATTAAGAATAGATAAGGAATTAACAGTACTATTATCCTTATAGTAAGAATCGTGATTACCAGTAATCATCGTAATTTTAAAATCTTTAAAGAGATCTAAAATTAGATTAGCAGTATGTAGACATTTTACATTAACCTCATCTCTATAATGAAAGAAATCACCTCCAAATACTATTTCATCTATATTTCGATTATCGAGTTCTTCTTTGTACCACTTGGCCCACTTATGAGCAATAGTGAGCCACTTTTCACTATTCTGATGAACCCCTAGATGGAGGTCTGTAAAAAATGCTATGCGATTATTCATTAATCGTTAAAGTTACTCTCTTCATCAGGTAATCTCACATACACTCTACCACTACCTTCTTCACACATAGTTTCTTCATAAACTACTTCTTGATATTCATTGATTGTTTGCTTATATCTCTTTTCTTTTTTAATTCTATTAATAAAAGCATGATAAGCGATAGTAGTAAAATATGAAAAAGGATTCGAATGAGATTCAATGTTGAACTTTTTATGTTTGAGCGCAGTGAACATCTTAACTACAGCATCCCCTACCATTTCATCCTTATATGTATAATTGATAAAATTAGTCGCATAGCTCAACCCTATAGCAATCTTGTTTACTGACTCAGCCAACGAGTCAACTAAATCATCAGTTTCATAGAATGTTTTGATTTCATTGTAAAACTCTTTAGGATTTACATAGAACTCTTTCTTCTTACCTTTCGAAGTGTTTGGTTTGCTCATATTTTATATTTTCAGATTTATAAAGTTTCTTCCGCTGCTCTACATGACGTTGTCCATATACTAGATTATCAGCTATATCAAATATTATAAGCTGCTTCTTATCTTTATGCAAGCGCAGACCCCTACCTATACTTTGAATGATTCGTATTTTTGCCTTACCACCGTTCGCGAAAATAATATAATGTAGATTTTTAATATTGATACCAGTAGAGAATATTTTAGATATAGCTATAACTACAATATCTTGATTTGTCTCCATAAGGTTTTGTATTTTTTTACGCTCTTCAATTTCGACATCTCCTTGAATAAAAAATACTCTTTTATTTTCACAAACCTTAGTGAGATATTCAAATAATATTTCCCCGTGTTCTATATAATCAATGAGTATAAGAGTATTGTTATCCAGTCTAGATGTGATTTTGCTTATAAAATTATTTCTATAAACATTGGTTTTTATATACTCACCTTCTTGTAAATATAAACTAACTGAGGATTCCTTATCATAAATCTTTGAAAGTATAGTGTTATAATTAAGTTGAAAGATATGCACCTTAGCGGGTGTTACATAATTATCTTCTCTAAGTTCGTAAGCTTTTCGCTCATATAGTTTAGGTCCAATCTTACCGAATATATTCCATTTATCTAGAGGTTCATCTGGAAGGGTTCCAGTAAATCCAAACTTATGTGTTGTTTGAATACCTTTAATAATTTTATTAATCTTATTATCTTTGCGGAGTTTATGGGTCTCATCGACAATGAGTATATCTATATTTTCGAGCCACTTTATATCACTTTTTTCGCTTTGTAATATACCCATATTAGCGATAATAATATTAGTATTGTTGTTGAGTTCATTGTTACCTGACCATATTGAATGCGAGAAGCCTACTTCATACTCATTAAAATCTCCATGAGTTTGATTTACTAGACCCAAATCTGGTACTATAATTAATCCTTTAAAAAATTTATTAACGTTTTGATAGTAGTATTCTATCAAGCTTGCCATTGTAAGGGTCTTACCACCAGCAGTTGCTAATACTACAGTACCTCTTCCTGCGTTTATACATCTATCAACTATCTCTTGTTGATAATCTCTTAGTTCAAAATTAAGTTTATAATCCTTTTTCGGTACAGGTAAGTTGGGACTGAATAATTCTAAGACTTTAGATTTTATTTCCCAATCTATAGAGTGTTGTTTACAATAACGTATAACTTCCCCTATAAGACCTATATCCATCTTTCCTTTAGGTGTTATAGCATATACTCTATCCTTTATAAATCTAGATCTACCATGCCGTTGAAATTTAGCTGCTTTGTTTTCGATACTGAAAAACTCTCGTATAACGTCAAACTCAAGGCCAACAACCGCGCATTGATTAATATTTAAATATTCGAATTCTATCATTGTAGTTCGAGCTTTTCTAACTCGATTAAATTTTTAATATCCCATTGAATGTTATTAACTATATTTTGTATTTTCTCTAAATACTCTAATAATAATTCTTCCTGTTCAATCTTACTATTAATTTCTAATATAGATGTATTTTGTTGTATAGATTTTTCTGCTATATTAACATTAATCTTAACTGGGGAGTTTTCTATATAATTTGAAACTAATCGATTACTTAGAGTTCGTTTCTGGGCCTTGAGTTTTATAAGCTTACGTTTATGATTAATATAACGAGCTGCCCATTTATGCTTTAATGAAGGTAGTTTTGATTGATGATTATCGAGATCTAACTTATTAATATTAATCTCTGGTTTTAGTTCATTACTATAACGCTCTATAATCTCCTCAACATCCATATACATTTATTATAGATATAAACTATAGAAATCAACTATGTAATATTGAGATGAGATTTATCCTTCTCTCTTTATTTTATTTATTTTATATTTGGAATTTGCAACTTTTTTAATAAATAATTATATGGATTTTGATAATCTTTGTGAAGAGTATTTAACGGAATTTACTGTGGCCGATGCAGGTATAGCAGGAACTACAGATTTTGCATATAAAAGTGATGATACATATGCACCTGGAGATGCTCGTGTTCCTAAAGTTTTAGGTAGTACTATTACGCGTAGAGGTAAAGTAAAAAAGAAAAAGCGGAAAAAAAAACTAAACGAAAATAATTCTATAGAAGTTTATCGCGGTACTACAAGCCATGGGAATGTAAATTTAGGTAGACAGAGTACGAGTATACAAGATAAGCTTGTCGCTACTCTTGGTCCTAATTATACAGATAATAAAGAGATAGGGATGATATTTAAGAGAGGCGCAGGGCCTGGTGGTAAATTATTCAAAAAGACTGTTAATGGTAGTGTTTTAGAATTACAAAATTATAGAGACGTTATGCATTTATATTCGAAATATGGACAACAATTGTCTCCGGGTATTAAAGGTAAAATAAGTAACTCCGAAGGACAAGAACAGTTAGAATATATACAAATTGCAGGGAAAGAGCTAAGAGAACTATTAAGAGCTGAAGGTTATATGTGGGTAAAATGTCCGTTTGCTGTGAGTGATGCTAATTATTTTAAAGAAAAGGGTCATGAAGGTAATGTTTATATTGATTTAAGCTAGCCTTGTAAATTAGTGTATTTTGGGTATATATTTTTATGCCTAGTAGAGCTAAAGCCAAGGGTAATGCCTGGGAGAGAGAAGTAGCAAAACACTTAAGTGAGATTTTTAATGAAAACTTTATGCGTGTTCCTAATTCAGGGGCTTATACCGGTGGAGCAAATATTTTCCGTGTTAGTGATCTTACTGAATCTCAAAGGCGGATGATGGACGGGGATATTATAGTCCCTGAATCTATATCTAACTGGAAGTTTGAATGTAAAAACTACAAAGAGCTCGACTTCCATAGTTTTTTTACTGAGTCCAAACAATTAGATAAATGGATTAAACAAGCAGAAAGTAATACTCTTTGGTTTTTAATAGTTAAAATCACTCGTAGATGTAAATTTCTATGTTTTAATGAAAAAATAAGTAGTAATTTTACATTTTCTAACTATACTCGTTATAAAGATTATATTCTCGTAGAGTATGATAGCTTTTTTGAGAAAAACTTTCAAAAAATGCGCGAGTTAAATGAAAATCAATTATAACACCTACGTATTACCGAAAACCAAGTACAAATTTGTAGACTTAAATCAGGTTTTCACGCACTCCCATATAGAACATGTAAAAGAAATATTTAAAAATTGTATTACCAATAAATCTGTTACTAAAAAATATTTCTATCACATATACATTAAGAATATATGTAATAGTATCATAGATAATAACAAAAAGTATATACCTGTACTTATATATCAACCTGATAATGATGATATTACTGTAGAAGAGGATAAACTCTTTACAAAATTCTTAAAAATGTTCCCTGTACAAAATATTGTTATCAATACTACTTTTGATTTTTTCGTTAAATCCTTAGAGGACCCAGGTGTAAGGGAAGAAATTAGTAATGTTGTTTTTAATAATGAAAGTAAAATATCTCGTAGAAAATTTTACTTTTCTCACATAGAGAAGTTTTGTAAGAGATATGAGTTAACTTTTTTAGATAAAAAATTCTTTGGAGATGTAAAAAATAAGATGCTAATGCTATAAATAATTATAATGAGTAAGTTCTTATCCATTATAGAGGCATCAGTACCTGGTGACAAAGATACAACTACAGCTGTTGTATCTGCTATTAATAACAAACCAGATAGTGCTTTATCTCCAGCTGAGAAAAAAGTTAAGTCTGCTTATATTAATAGGCTGAATAAAGCAGCTGCGGAGCTTAATGAAAACGAGGGCGAAGAAGTAGCTCAAGAACCTACCCCTGAACAACCAACTGCTACCTTATCACCTGAAGGAGAAGTATTTTACGTAGATTTAATGAAAAAAGCCCTATTTGTCGATTTAGACAATATAGAGCTTAATGCTACGGAAAAGGATGTAATAACTAATGATGTTACACCTAATAATGCAAAGCAAGTCGCTGAAGTCTTAAGAAAGATTATCAACGACTTTGGGTTAGGAGTATAATATTTACCTAATAAATTCATAGAATTCTTGACGGGTTGCTCTGTCATCCATAAAGTCACCAGATAACTTACTTGTTTTCATTACGCACCCATCATGCTTAACGCCCCTTAAGCATGCACATGTATGTTGTGCTTCTAATACAACAGCTACCCCTTGATTCATCTCACAAGTCTCAGAAATTGCATTATGAATTTGTACTGTGAGGCCTTCTTGAATTTGTGGCCGTCGAGCATAATACTCAACAATACGGTTTAGCTTACTCAATCCTATTACTCGCCCGCTAAGTGATGGAATGTAAGCTACATGTGCTTTACCGGTAAACGCTAGATGGTGATGACTACACATACTCTTGACGGGTATATTACATTGAGACACAATACCATCATAACCATCTGAAGGGAACGTAGTAACCTTTGGTGGTAGATCATAACAACCTGCCGCTAAATCATTTACAAAGGCCTTTGCAACTCTACGAGGGGTGTCTGAGCTATTAGGATCATTCCTCCAATCAAATCCAAGAGCATCTAAATATGCTTCATAAGCTACTGTAGCGTTATCAATAATATTCTGTTTTTCCTCATCTGTGCGAGGAGCAGAACTATTTGCTGTTTTTAAAATAAACTCTTTATTTCTCATATAAAAGTATATTATATTATGTAATTGATTTTTTTCAAGTATAATCTATAATAAAATTGTTTAAGAAAATGTCTTGATTATTCTAGGATATATATCATTATAAATATATGGCTAAATTTGAAAGTACAAAAATGTTAGATCTAGGCAGCTGTGCCTTCAGACAACCAAAAGCTACAAGTCATTGTAAATTAATACATGGCTATAAACTTTATGGTAAATTTACTTTTGGATGTAATAAACTTGATGAAAATCATTGGGTTGTTGATTTTGGTGGTTTGAAGGGCCTTAAAAATAAACTTGAACAACAATTTGATCATACAACTTGTATTGCTGCAGATGACCCTGAGTTAGATCTTTTTAGGACAATGCATGATAAAGGTATTTGTGATCTTAGAGTTATGCCTTATGGTACCGGTATTGAACGTATCGCAGAGTGGTGTTATGAGGTAGCTAGTGAGTATATAGAACAAATGACTAAATCTCGTTGCTGGGTTGAGCAGGTTGAAATATGGGAGCACGAAAAGAATAGTGTTATTATATCAAGAGGTTAAATTATGTCTAATGGTAAAGGTAGTAAACGTCGAAAAGAGAATACTAAAAGGATAAATGATAACTGGGATGGTATTAACTGGTCCTCTACGGATAGTAAACAAGAAAAAAAAATATATACATATATAAATTGTTCAGGAGAGGAAACTGAAATTCTGGTATACCAGGAAGAATCTAGTAATGTACCAAAACCAACACCAAGATCGACATCTGATAAAAGATGTTGCAATAATAATTGAATAATAATATAAATTAAATATGAGCGAACAAAGTAAAGATATAACAGGTTCTCATGAATTATTCTTATCTGATGATAAGGTATTTTATACTATTGAAGGTGAAGGGGAGTTCATAGGTCAACCTTCTGTTTTTATGAGACTCTCTATGTGTAATCTAACATGTAAAGGGTTTGCATCCGCGGATTCTCCTCATGGGTGTGATAGTTTTATTTCTTGGAGTATTAAGAATAAAATGTCTTTTGAGGAGATTGTTAAGCTAATTGAAGACTCTGGTTATAAAGATCATCTATATAACGGAGCTATATTAAAAGTTACTGGTGGTGAGCCTCTTATTCAGCAAGCAAAACTTATTAGATTTTTCGATTATCTAATGCTAACTTGGGGCTGGCTTCCTAGGATTGATTTTGAAACCAACGCAACTATTCAACCTAGCGCTAGACTTGTTAATAAAAATGTTGCTGCTACTTTCACTACCTCCCCTAAGCTATCATCAAATGGAGACCCGCTTGGTAAGAGATATATTCCAGATGTATTATCTTGGCATGCTGATATGGGATCTGGCTTTAAGTTTGTTATACAGAATCAATCAGATATGGAAGAGGTACTATCTAAATATGTAGATAAGTTTGATATACCAGCTGGGAGAGTTTGGTTAATGCCTTGCTGTGGTAGTAGACAAGAGCATTCTGAGGTTAGCGGTATGGTGGCTGAGTTAGCTAAGGAACATCATTTTAATTTCAGCCCTAGACTGCAATTAGTTATATGGGATAAAGCCTTGAAGGTCTAATTATATTACTTAAATAATACTAATGAGGATTGCAATCAGTGGGACATCATGTCAAGGAAAAAGCACTTTAATCAAGGACTTTCTTGAAGAGTGGACTAATTATAAAACTATAACTAAAACTTATAGGGATATAATTAGTGAACAGGGTTTAGAGCATTCATCATCTACAAATAAAGATACCCAATGGGCCATATTGAACTTTATGATTGATGAATTGCAAAAGACTGACAAAAGTGATAACATTATTTTTGATAGATGTCCACTTGATAATATTGTTTATAGTATTTGGTCCGAAGCTAAGAAGGATACAGACATTGATGAAGAGTTTATTAAGAAGTGTCTTCCACTTGTAAGAGAGTCTTTAAGATCATTAGATATTATATTTTTTACACCTATCTCAAAAGTTGCACCTGTAGAGGTTGTTGAGGATGACTTAAGAGATGCGGATAAAAATATATAGAAGAAATAGATAATATATTCAAAGCAGTTCACCGGGATTTTCAGAAAAACCCTGAATCCAAATTCTTTATTGAAGACGACAGGCCTGGTATTATAGAAGTTTTCGGTAATAGAAGAGAACGTATTGAAATTATTAAATTATATATGGATAATGATGGGGATTTTATAGAACCACAAGGCATTATTACACCAGAAGAGCTTAAAGAAATGGAAAAAATGAAAAAAGCTTTTGGTATCGAATAAATAATTTAATGAAATATGACGAGCTATGTGAAGGTTATTTAACTCTAAAGACACGAATGTTTTACCCGCGAAATCTCGAACTCTCTCCAGAGTTCGTAGAGGCGTTTAAACGAGAATATTCTCGTTTAGTTGAAAACGGGGAAAATAAGAAAAGTATACACCCTAGATTAACAAAAGCTTTACGATTTTACATGTAATTCTTCTAACTTCTCTACGATATACTTAAGTATCTCACTACGTACAACATCCATGGATGTGAATTCGTGTGTATATATACCTTTTCTTTCTGATATATAGTCGTTAAATAATCTGAATATATTTTCGAAGCCAGATTTATTACCTATATCAGATTGTCTAGTATCTCCTACAATAAAATATTTACAGTTTTTACCTATTCTAGTTAATATTGTTATTAGTTCCGGTAAGGTGAGGTTTTGCGCTTCATCAATAATAACGCAGCTGTTTCTAAACGTAGCTCCTCGTACAAAGTTTACTGGTATACCTCGTATAATATCTTGAGACATAAGGTTTTTAGCGTCTGGTTCTGTAAGTAATTCCTGGAGTTTATCAAATAAAGGATACATCCATGGTAGGAATTTTTCATCTGCTTCTCCAGGTAGAGAACCTAAGCTTTTAGAAGCAGATTCAACTATACTACGTATATATACAATTTCTTCTACGTAGTGATGCTTTAAACAATTTAGAGCAGCTAATACAGATAGATAAGTCTTCCCAGACCCTG